TACATCATCAATCCTAAATCTTTCTTTTCACCAACACCGATAGCCCAATTGTTATACGGGCTTTCATTAAAGTGTTTCCCATCGGTAACTGTTGCTGTATTGGTACGTACTAAACTAAATTCGGGAACTACATAAATACGAGGGATGAGGTCAACTGAAATGTATTTATCGTTAACAATCGGCCCAAACTGAACACAACTAAATCCCCACATGATGCTATCCATTGACAAAGACATAAAATCATAAAACCACTTATTATTTAACAGTTTTGTTTTTTCTTCATCCATTTCGCCATCTGGTCCGCAAACAACAAACTTTTGACATAGCACCTTTGATTTACGCTGCATCCATGCTGATTGTACTTGCCCATCAAGTATAATCTGTTGGTAAGTTTGTGTTAATAGAAACCTATTTGGAAACATCGGGCTTTCGGCTGCCTGCAATGCAATATTAAACGATTGCGCATCTTGCCTAACACGTTGCAACTGCTGCTCAAAGCTAATTGTCTTTTGAATATTCGCCTTTTGTGGCTGTGGTTTGTTGAAGTTAAGAAAGTCGTACCAAGCCATTATATAAAGAAATTATTTTGTTTGTCTAAACTGTTACCAGTGCGAATTGAAAACCCAGTGCTTTCAGTTGTGTTAATATTTAACACCTCAGCAGTATCTGTGCCACTTGCCCACGCATCTAACAAGTCCAATGCCTCTCGGTTGCGCTCTTGCCTCAATGTTGGTATGTTACGCGGGTTAATCCTTGCATAAAGGTTATACAATGTTAAATCCATTGCTATTTCAACAAACAGCGGGTAACGATTATCACCAACAGCCCAATAAGTTGCGTTACTTGTTGCAATGTTAATCATTGGTGACCAAAAAGCGGTTTTAGTTAACGCCTCGTTTTGGCTTGCTGCAATGGCTGTGTAAACATAACCATCATCATCTGTTACAATATCGTTTATTGCGTAATCGGTGGTTTTATCCCATCTGTTGAATAACTTTACCGCTGTGATAGTTTCACCAGATATTGTGCGGTCTTTTGTGCGGTAATGGCGCGTATTTGAATAAGCATCCATCGTTCCAAGTTCAATATCAACCATGTAACGCTGCACTAACTTTGTGCGCATTCGTGAAATGGCCTTAACCTCGCTATCATACAAGTTTTGCGGGGTGTTCTCAGTAATCTGATTGAGGTCAACCGTTTGAATTATTGAAAGATAGTCGGAGGTTTTTAGAAATCGTGCCATGATGCAAAATAATAGTAAATATTTTGAAATATGAGTGAATTGTAACTAAAATTTAGTAGGTTTGTGGTGAAAACTAATACTAACTAACTATGAACATCATAACAACTACAAGCCCTGCAATGGATAGGCATTTTATTAACGTGTCATTTATTACTGAATACAATGGTGACACTTGGACTTCACAACCATATCATTTACCTATTGAAGTTTGGAATGAACAAAAAGAAATCGAACTAAAAGAGGAATTTAAACAGTTTGTTTTGTCAAAATCTACTCACTGATTTATATTCAGCATCTCTGCCAACAACAACAAGCGGTTTGATAATGCCTGTTTGGAACTTCACATACTGCGAGGCGAACACCGTTGTAATTAAGTAGCGTGTTAAGTCAACATAATGCCCGTATGGTTGGTATGGCACTTTGGTAACGGGGTCTGTAACGGTGCGCTTGTCCACTTTGCCGTTTTTATCCTCCTTTGTGTTTTCGTAATCAAGTATGGCAGTCCTGCATGTTTCATTCGCTATAAACTTGATGCCGCTTTCTTCATAATCTAAAATAGCATTAAAGAAATCTGCACTCGGTCTTACATTTGGGTTTGACTTGGCTACTCGCCTTATTGGTTTAACCTCATCAAGTTCGTTGATCAGTAATCTAAACAAGTCAAATCCTTTCTCCTGCTTAACATCGTCTTTTTGTGAGGTGCTATCTCCGCAAACATAAACATGCCCTGTGTGCCTCCACTTTCTAAACTTTGCCATCAACACGCGGCCCATTGCTTTGGTAGTGTTATCGGGATTCTTTAAGGCGATTTCATCAATTAGCCTAATTTCGTTATCATCACTTACCTGGAAGATGCCACATGGAAAATATGGGTTTACGTTTTCATCAAAGGAAAGCCAAACTGCTAATGATGGGTCGTAGTTTACGATGCCAGTGTGTTTGATTGTACTCCAACTTTTAAGAAATTCACCACCAAAATCAACTTTACCCCATTCACCTAAAACATAAACTTTGTGCAGGTTTGGGTTTGCTTTCACTCGCTCGGTTAAGTGTTTGATGTAATCAACATCAAGGAAAGCATTATCCTTGTACGTAGTATGCAGCAAGTAAGTATCATCATCGGGCGCATCAAAGAACCTGCGCTTTAACCAATGTTGCTCACTGATAGGATTAAATGTGATAATAAACTGTTTATAGTTGCTTGTTTCGCCCCTTACCCTTAACTCTAATTGATTAAAGTCTAATTCATCTAACTCGGTTGCTTCTTCACACCAAACCGATGTTATACCTGCAATGGATTTGATTTTTTCGGGGTCATCCATACCGGCACATAATATTTCGTTGCCTGTTGGATTGTGAGTAAAGCGCATTTCACTTTTGTTGATGGTAAACTCTGAATAAATATCATACTCCAGTAGTTTGTCAATCAATAGCTGATAAACTGAATTTCGTATTGTTGTCGCTACTTTACGGATGCACAATATACGGTGATTGCGCTCGGTTGTGGTTCGCAGTATGATTTTTTGGATGGCTGCGATGGATTTGCCGCTTCCAATCAGCCCGCCCCGCCTTTCAATACCAAGTATCTATGTTGGCTTGAAAGCGCGGGGCGGTATGCTTCGTTAAATTTTATCTTACTTTTTAGCATCTATAAACTCTACTTGCCAAAGTTTCATTTGCTCTCCCTTAGATGTTAAATCAGCATTAACAGATGTCGGTATCAATTTAGCCGCCAACTTATAAAATTCAGTTGTGTTTTCTTTAGCCCAATTAGCAAGGTTGGCATTCTCGTCACCTTGCAACTCATTGAACGCAACTTCAAATGCTTCCTTAACCGATTTGGTCAGTTTGTTGGTTGCTCCTTTCGGTTTTCCTTTGTTTCCTTTAGTAAAAGCCATTATTTCGTGTATTTTCGTGTATTTTACAGACTTTTCACCCCACAAAGATACAAATTATTTTAATATGCAAGTGATTAACATCGCAAAGTATAACCAACGGGAGGAAATAAACCCAAAGCAGTTAATATTTCTTCCTGCGCCCCCTCAAACGAAGTAGCAACAATGTAATAACCACCATCTGCTTCAACCGCTGCTTTGCGTTTTTTCTGTTCGTCACTCATTCGGTCGGTTGGAGATTTTACTTCGATTGCAAACAGTTTGCCCTTTAAAATACATTGAATGTCCTCCATGCCCGTATGTGTGCCTTTTAGAAAACCAACACCAGGTCGATAACGGCCCTCAGATGATATTCGCCTTGCACTGTTGCAACCATGTACTGATTTCAAATAAGCGATAATCAAGTCAGTAAACTTGTTGGTATTAAAAGCGTCCTTGGTAACCTTATGCTCAATGATATTATTCACCGGCACATCTAAATGGTTGGTTGTAAGTTCCGTTTTGCGCTTCTTAACTACTTTCTTCTTGCTGAGGTTAAACCGTTCAATCGGCAATGTTTGCCACAATGCCAACGGTTGCTTGTTGCGTTTGTAGGTGTTGTGGTAGTAAAGTTCGAATTCTGGGATTGTGTAGATTTTCATATTTATTTTTTAATTTATAGAAAACGTAATTTTTTTCTAAGTCTTTTCTAATAACTTTTCTAAGTCTTTTCTACTCTATAAACCTTACTACTACTATATTTTATATAAAAATAGAAAAAAGTAGATAGTAAAAGCCTAAAACTATTCCTATTTTTATTTTTGATAATATTTTTTGTAGCAGTTTGCCAAATGCCTTTTCTATTTCTATTTTTTTCTAAAACACTAATTATTAATAGTTTAGCATAGAAAAGACTTTT